TTCAAGAAGCAGGCTTGTTGGCACTCCTAAAGATGAAGACATGGCAACAATGCCGGTCATGCAGAGTTGAGCAGGTTGTGCCCATCCTAACGTTCAAGCTCACCGGCTACCGCGCAGTGGGCGTCCGGTGGGGTGCAGAGTTAGGCTGTTTCATTTTATTTTACATTGGGACACATTCATGAACGATAAACAGTTTTTTTTGTCGCAAAAATGCGACAAGCAATTAATCGCTGCGGCTAAAAAAGTATGTTCGCCGTGGTCGTGGGAAGATATTTTGTACGACGCAAGATTCCACATGGTTCCAGAAGAATGGAGCGACGATTACAAACAACGTGTTTTGGCATTATATGCAGAAGTTGGCCAAGAGCCGGATTTTGCAGCCTAACGTTCAAGCTCACCGGCGACCGCGCAGCGGGCGTCCGGTGGGGTGCGGAGTTGGGTGTTTATTTACACTATTGGAGTGTGTTTATGGGTGAAGAGATAACATGCGCTTACATTATTGCGCATTTTTTGAAAAATAATGGGTACGATGGATTGTACTCAGGAGATTGCAGTTGCGATTTGGATGATTTGATTCCGTGCGGATGCGATTGGGCTATAAACTGCAAGCCGGGATACAAAATTTTTGGCTGTAATGAATCTTGCGGAGAAGGTTGTGATTTTCATATTGTTCCAAAGAAAGACTAAATGGGGGAAAAAATCAATTAATTTTTTGATTTTCTTTCCCTTTATAAAACCCATAAAACCATATTTTCCTGAGATGCTCTTTTTTGTGCGGACATTCAGAAATATGTCTCATTGAAAAACCTGCTTTAAATCCATCAGTTTTAACATCGTTCTCAAGATTTGCTGAAAATTCCATGTTTCTTGCAATGTTTTTTCTATAGAAATTTTTCATTTCAATAACTCAATAAAAGCCAAAAAATTAATAACACTGAGCAAATTATTGTTATTGATTTCACAGCAAAAACGAAAACTCCTGCAATCATAACAGATTTGTCGAATTTACCCTTCATTTTGCAAAAACCCGCGCTATAATTGTAGCTTCTGCTACAGGTATCATTTTTTGTTTGCTCCAGTTAATTTCATGGTATAATCCTGCAGCAACAGTAAGCACATGTTTCTTGTCTGTACCGCGTAATCCCGCTTTTGATTTCCAGGTTATAGGACTGACTTCTTTTATATCATCAAAAAGAAGTGAGCAAACTGTTTTTATAATCCCGTAGTTTTGGCCGAAGTTAAACATGCCCTGGGCGCCTTGATTTCTTCCTTGAGACGGCATAGCCCATACTTTCTCTATGAACACATTAGCGTTCATTTCATATTTTGACAGCATATTATATAATGCCGTGCAATCTATGATTTTTTTGTCCTTTGCATCCTTCTCGAACATGTAGAACTCTTTTATGCTTAAATCTTCGTTCAATACAGAAGCCGCGCCTGTAATGCCTGGGTCTATTCCGATAATATACTGATTATTCATAGTTGTTTTTGAATCCTTCCATGTAATCTGTCAACAATTTGTTTATAACTTCCGCTTTTTTATCAAGGATAAGTTTCTCTTCTTTTGCAGATTCAAGCCTTATCCGCCAGTTGAATCTATCCCATATCTCTTCATTAACGAATACTTGCCTCTGTATAAAGCCCTTACTTTCCATTTTCTCAAGTGTTTCAGTATTACTAGCCATTATTCCGCTCCTTTCTTGCGGTTTTTTTGCAGGATTTCCCACAATATATCTGATTATGAGATTGTACGTTAAACTGTTTTCCGCACACTCCGCACGCTCTTTTTTCCCCTAAAATTTTATTTTTATGGGTTATGTTTGTATTTTTTTGTTTTTCAAGGGTTTCAGATTGCTGTTTTGTAAGGACGATTTCGCCTTTATGCAAAAATGCCAGCCCGTCAGATGTTATTTTTCCGCCCGTATCCAAGGATGGGATATTTGATTTTGCAACCCCTGCAGGCTTTAGCGTGTCATTCTGGAATGGGTCAATTCCAAGTTTAATATAGGCGTTTATTTTGTCTTTGATTTTTTGAGATTTGTTATCAGGGTCAAGCATTGATGCTCCTATACGCGCAAGCATTGCAAGGAAATCAAAACACACTGCAAAGATGAACCATTTTAAGGCCATAGCTTTATCAATGTCAATTCCGAAAACACTTGCAATTATCCTATCTTCTGCACTGACAGCGGTATATGTTCCGTCGATTGTTATTGACTCCCTTCTTTTTTGCAGTGTTTCAAGATGTTGCATGAGGCTGTTATACTCGCTATTCTTACGCGCATATTCTGAACCCGTCGATTTATAATTTTTTATATTATAAAGTTCCTCCCGCATAGATTCAATTTTTCCACAATAATTGCGATAATACCAATTTCTAGTCCGGCAATTATCGGTTATGTCATATAATGATTTTCCTGCGGATACCCCTTCGCTATTGACAGGAACATCGGATAACATTTCATTTATCCCGGAATCAAGAGACATAATTTTTTGTTTGTTTTCCTCTATTTCCCTTTTGATTTGTGTTATTTCTTCTTTAGCTTTTGAATCTAAAGAAAAAGCCGCATAATCTCTTATTTTATCTCTTGTTAATTCAATTTCCCTGTCAATTTCAACCATCGGCTTGCTTTTTTCGTTTGCAATTGATGCTTTGATTGACGCTTTATTAATGAGGTCAAAAAGGCTTGTAGACAATAGCATAATCAAAGACCCAAGCGCCAACAATGACATTAAAGAACCAATTTGATAATTTCTTGCCTGAATTGCAGAAACAGCAACAGGGATACTTACCGCACGGAGAACAACAAACGCGGCAAAACATACGCATACAATAAAAGAGACAATCGGATTGTTCCCGACACTCCAAGCCCACATTATTGTCAGTGTAACACTGAGAAGTTCAGGCCCATATGCAAAAATTGTAAGTTTTTTGCTGGCATTAATTTCTTCTATCGTGTTTTTCTTTTTGCCCATAAAAAACACTATAGCGGCAGCAAAACATATCGTTAAAACTGCCGTGATTGTTGCGGTCATTTGATTTTGCTCCTATGCGCATGTTAATATAAGAATAGTCTATTGTATATAAAAATATAATTAGAGTCAAGCCTTGATTTTTTGCTTCCGAGAATATATAATTTTATATATCGTTAACAGCAAACATCAAACAAGGAAAAATCATGGAAAAAATTATTTTTACACATGTTTATACGTTGCCAAACATGAAAGTGCGCGTCTATGAGTCAAACTATTTTATGTCCAAGAATTGTATGGGCGGAATTTCTCAGCATAATAGAACGGCGCAATTGTGGACTGACGAGAAAAAGCAGGAAACAAGAGAAGTTGAAATCTCTGAGAATTTTAATCATGTTGCGATTTCAGATGCACATGGCCATATTGAGCGTTTGGTATTTCCCGCATGGAAAGTCATAAATTATGATGGTGAATCCATTTATTTGTGGGACTATGAGAATGCAATATGCGGTAAGATTACGTTTAAAATTTACGGAGGAAGCCGTCGGGATGTGCATCCTGACGCTGCCTATCTTAGAAAGTTGGCATCTACCAACGGGTTCAAATTCGGAGGGGTGAAAAATGAAATTTGAAGAATACCAAAAAATTGACGCGGTAAACAATACCGCTCTTTCATACATGAAAAAAAGTCCGGCGCATTATCAGGAATATTTACGCAATCCTCCGCCGTCTACTCCTGCGCAATTGTTCGGGATTGCTGCACATGCTGCTATTTTAGAACCTGAACAATTTGAACAAGACTATTTTATTTTGCCGGACACATCGGGTTGCGAAAGCCCTTCCAAAAAGGCGGCAATGACAAAGGCCGCGAAAAAGGATGCTCCTGACGGCGCCGTTATCCTTTCTTACGATGATTATACTCATATAATGAAGGCGTCAATGGCTGTTACAAGAAACAAAGTTGCATCCAGGCTATTGGCAGAATCAGGTAATGCTTTCGAGCGTACATCATTATGGCAATCGAACGGTGTAGCCTGCAAAGGGCGTTTTGATGTAATCAATAATCAGCATGGTTTCATTATTGACGTTAAAACAACCGGGGATGCATCATTGAAAGAATTCAGTTATTCTTTCAAAAAGTACGGATACTATAGACAAGCAGCATTCTATACGGACGGAGCAGGCGGGACTCATGATTTCTATTTTATTGCAGTTGAAAAGACACCGCCTTATGGAGTTGCTGTCTACCTTGTGTCAGATGAATGGATACGAACAGGCAGGGAAGAGTACACGGAATTGTTAGAAACGTACAAGAAATGCAAGGAAAATGACACATGGCCTTGCTATCCTGAGTTGATACAAGAAATTCTGTAATCACTAAATGCAATCAAAAAAGCTAAGCTTTATTGAAAGCGTTGTAAATGTTGTTGCAGGCTATTTCTTTGCGTTATTATCACAGATTGCCATATTCCCTATGTTTGATATAAACATAGGGATACAAGAAAATCTCTTGATAAGCGCGTGGTTTACTGCAATATCAATAATACGGTCTTACATTTTAAGAAGAATTTTCAACAAAATTAATAATTAATGCCGTGAAATAAGCCACAAATTAGCGGCCCTTCTTGCAAATCCTTCAAGCCTATGGGATTTTACACCCTCTTTTTCCTTTGTTTTCCATTCGATACGGAAAATTGCTTTGTAACCTTCCCATATGCTTTTCTTTTTATCATGTTCAATCTGAGAAAAAGCCCATTTCAAAAAGCCTTTTTCATATGTCGGATCTTTCCTTGTGTCGTGTATTGAATACCCTTTTTCAAGCGGGTTATGTTCACTCATTCTCATTGTCATCTGCAAGAAAATTATTAAAATCACAAACTGAGTAAGATATTTTCCCGCACACTTTATACTCTTTTATAAACTTCCCTTTTGCTCTTAATCTTTCAATTCTTCTTCTTGCAGCAATCCTGGAAATCCCAAGGGATGTTGATGTTATCAAAACCGCTCTTGATAAAGGCACATATTGCCCGCGTATTTGTTTGAAAAACATAATATAACTCCTGATTTTATACTGATATATCCTGTATTATACCACATGCAGTTGATTTATCAATGCGAAATACATTATTATATAATGTATGTTTATTCCTTATAATATACAACAGGGCGATTCTATAACCCTATCATTTTATCATGAGAATTACAACCCGGCCGAATGGACGTTAAAGTTATCGGCACGCGGTTTTAATTCTTTTGATATAACGTATAATGATGATGGGAATAACGGGTTTACATACACAATCAGCCCGGTAGAATCTTCCGCATTTGCGCCAGGATATTATAATTACTCTCTTTATGCGGAAAATTTGACGGACAGAACGTCAATAGAAGTCGGTACGCTTAAAGTTTCAATTGATATATTAGCGATTACAGACCCGGTAGACATAAGAAGCCACGCAAAAAAAGTACTCGACGCTATAGAGTCAGTTATTGAAGGGGTTGCAAACACTGACGCAAAACAAATGATTTTAGGTGGAAGACAGTTAACAAGATATTCACATAAAGAATTATTGGAATTGAGAAGCAAATATAAGTCAGAATATGAACTTGAAGAAATCAAATCCGGAAGAATTTCAGGGAAAGGAAATCAAGTCAAAGTATCATTATGATTAGTATATCTAAAATATTCAGTGTTATCGGAAGTGATTATGCACTGCCTTTGATGCCTTCCGCAAGTTCTGCAAATAAACCGCGCAAAACGCAAATATACAATAGATTTGACGCAGCCAAAAAAGACAGGCTTCATCTGACTTGGAATGCTTCGCACACTGATATAAATGAAGAACTGCAAGATGACTTGTTAACTTTGCGTATACGCTCCAGGGATGCGTGGAAAAACAACGACTATATAAAGTCTTATATTGAACAATGCAAAATTAACATAGTGGGCCATGAGGGGCCTGGTTTCCAAGTAAAATCAAGCAGCAAAATAAGCAAAGAAAAAACGCAGGAAGTTGAAAAAGCTTTCAAGCATTGGGGTAAAAAAGGAAATTGTGAGGTATCCGGGCGTTTAAGTTGGCGTGATTGCCTAAACCTGTTTGTTGAAACAATGGAACGTGACGGAGAAGTTATAATCAGAAAACATTATAATTATCCTGGAAACAAAACAGGCTTTGCTATTGAATTTATAGATGTATCCAGGCTTGATATTGATTTCACGGACTACTCAAGAAACATTATAATGGGCGTGGAATTCGGTAAACACAATAATCCTGTGGCCTATTGGATAAATGAGCAGAAAATACCGGGATATTACAATTTTAATTTTGAAAGAAAGAGAATACCGGCAAACAGCATAATACATTCATTTGTTACTCATTTTTCCGGGCAAATTCGCGGGGTTCCTTCATGTCATACCGCACTGGAAAGGCTGACAAGAATCAACAGAATTGAACAAGCTGAACTTGTGGCTTCTGAAGTTTCTGCTAAAAAAATGGGTTTTATTACGAAAAATCTTGAAGGTTTAGACGGATATAGCGCAATAGAAGAAAATGAAGAAAACCTTGACGATGACGGGAATATAATCGAACATGCTGAAGCAGGGTCATGGCACAGACTACCGGCAGGTTCAGGTATTGAGATGTTTGACCCTACACATCCAAACCCTAATATAAGTATATTATTAAAGGATATGTTAAGAGGCGCGGCGGCAGGGCTTAATATAAACGCCAATACTTTAAGCAAGGATTTGTCAAACGTCAATTTTTCATCTATAAGACACGGCGCAATAGAGGATCAAGAAACATGGAAACAAAAACAGGCTTTTTTATTCACTGAGTTTTGTTATCCGATTACAGAGAATTGGCTTGCATTAAATGGCGATATATTCCCGGACGTTTCTATTGATGACGTAAAATTTATCGGGCGGCGTTGGGGATGGGTCAGGCCCCTTGAAGAAGCGAAAGCTGAGTCGCAAGCTGTTGATATGATGATAAAATCCCCGCAAAGAATCATGCGCGAAAAAGGTTATGATGTGGAAGATGAACAGTCTGCTATTGAGGAGTATCTAAAATGGCAGAAAGAAATGAATAATAAATACAGGAATATGAATACCAATGAATAAATATTGGAATATCAAAAAAACAAGCGAAGATAGCGCGGAAATATCAATCCTTGGCGAGATAGGAGAAAGTTGGTTTCCTGAAGATGGCACAATCTCCGCGCGCGATTTCAAAAAAGACATTGATGCTGTTGGCGATGTAAAAAATATCACTGTTGATATTGATAGCATCGGCGGCGACGTATTCCAGGGAACTGCGATTGCTAACATGTTGGAATTGCATGATGCGGAAATAACAACGCGCATTATAGGCGTTGGCGCATCAATCGCTTCGCTTATTTTCATGGCAGGCGACAAAAGAGAAATAGCAAAAACAGGTCTTTTAATGATACATAATCCATGGACAATTGCGGGAGGAGAAGTAAAAGACATGGAAAAAGCCGCTGAAAGCCTCAAGGTTATAAAGCAGGCTTTAATAAAAGGTTATTCAAAAACAGGAATAAACGAACAACATTTGTCTGAAATGATGGATAATGAGACATTCATGGATTCAGATTCAGCTATAAAAAACGGGTTTGCTACAGGATTAGCCGAGAAACAAGGCAGCAAGCCTAAAATAAGCAACAAATACAGAAGGTTTTTTAATAAAATCCCGGATTCTCTCTTCAGTCATCCGGGCAATGACACTGACAAACTTGAGGAAAATACGATGAGTGAAGAAACTATGGTATATAATGCCAAAAAAGAAGATGCTGAAAATCCGGACAATGAGCAATTGCTTAAAGATGCTGCTGAAAATGCGCGTGCTGATGAGCAATGCAGGGTATCTAATATCCTGGAAATTGCAAATAAATTCGGGCGTACTGACTTGGCGCAAAAATTCATTGATGAAGGGAAAACTACCGGTGAATTCAAGGATGCTATTTTGAACGCTATTCATATCAGCGGCGGCGTTCCTGTAGAGGAAACCATAAGATTCAAAGATGAAATGAAAAACCCTTTTAATGACTATGCAATCGGCATGTCTCCGCGTGAAGTAAAAGGATATTCTATTTTGCGTGCTTTGGATGCTGCTGCTAACCCCGGCGATAAACGCAAGCAGGAAAAAGCCGGTCTTGAATTCCGTGCAAGTGAAGCGGCTATTGATAAAGCAAGCAAAAATGCAAAAACCGGTGCGAGTGTAGGCAGTCGCGGCGGCTTCGTTATTCCAACAGACGTTTTAGTGAATAAACAATTTAAAAACGTTGCAAGCGCGGGTGTATTGGCAGACGGAGGATATACTGTTGACACTGAACTTCGCAGCATGATTGATGCACTGGAAACCAGGCTTCTTGTCCGCAGAATGGGCGCGACTATTTTCAGAGGCCTTACAGGAAACGTGGCATTCCCGAAATCTGACAATGCCCCTGCGCCTGAATGGGTTGCTGAAAACAATGCCGCGGCAGGTGCAACACCAGGATTTTCACAGTTGTTGATGAGCCCTAAATCTGTTACACAAAACATGGCTATAACCCGCAGGCTGTTGATCCAGTCCTCAATTGATGTTGAAAATCATGTCAGGATGCAAATGATGTACGGAATAGCCAAGGCGCTTGACCTTGCCGCTATTGCGGGGACTGGTGCAGGCAATGAACCGGAAGGCATTCTGAATAATGCGGGTATTCCTGTTCATGAACTCGGAACTAATGGCGATTTCCCGGAATGGGCTGATGTTGTGGCGATTGAGACGCTCGTTAGTGATGCTGATGCCGATGACCTTAACAGCCTTGGGTATTTGACTAACACTGCGGTTAAAGGTCTGTTGAAAACCACAGAAAAAGCGGCTAATACCGGAATGTTCGTGCTGACGGACGGGCGATCCTCTGATGGATTTGAAATGTTGAACGGCTACCGCATGGGTGTATCAAACAACGTACCGCGTGACCTAGACAAAGGAACATCTGTTGGCGTATGCTCTGCAATGATTTACGGCGCATTTTCCCAATTATATTTGGGTTTTTGGGGCGGTACTGAAATTATTGCAGACCCGTATAGCGGATCAAAACGCGGAGAAGTATCTATCACCGTATTCCAGGATGCTGATGTGGGAATTGCTCACGATACGGCCTTTGCTATCATCAAAGACGCATTGACTGCATAAAAATGTTTGGTTTTGAAGAACAGCACTCCAAAGATTTGCCCGGAATTATCCGGGCCTTTGGAGTATCAGTCTCATACCAGTCTATAGCAGGCGGAGAGCCTGTTATAGTATACGCATTGATTGACCATGATATAAACCTAGTCCCAAGGGATTATGAAAACCAACTAACTGAGATAGGCACAGTAATAACCCTTATATCAGATGAAATACCGGAAACAAAAAGAGGTGATACAATAACTCATGGTTCAAGCGTTTATACTGCGCAATACATTGAAACAGATGACAGATTTGTACGGAGGATTGTAGTAACATGATTTTTGATGAAATTAGAGGCGGGCCTAAATTGCCGCCAGGAAAAAAAATACAGGCCGAAACTACTGTTTCTGCCGGACAAACTTCTGCCCCTGTTATTTTACCGACAAACAGATTTAACCCGTCAACTATAGGCGCTTATCCAGGTGCGGGCGGGTCCGCTTTGGTAGAATATACCCTTTCGAGCAATGAAAGAATATCTAACAGTACAGCCGTATGGCATGAATGGTCTGCCGGAACAGTAAGCGACAATACGGTGAACGGATTAATTTCAGGGATAACTGCGATCAGGTTATCAGCAATAACAGCGGATGCCATTTTCGAAATAGTATCATGATTTTTATTGATTTAATATTTCAAGATTCTGTATTTCAACCTGAAATATTTAATGATGGTGTTTTCCCTTCTGATGAATTGCCATTGTTTTTTTATTTGCTCACAGAATCAGGTGATTTTTTAATAACCGAAGATAACAACAGGATTGCAATATAATGGCCGATGTAAAAATAAGTCAATTGCCAGTATCGGCGGATATAACCGGCGATGAGATAATCCCTATTGTTCAGGGCGGAATAACAAAACAATCAGGTGTAAAAATAGCTGGCGGTATTGCTGCTCATGATGACGCTGTAAAATTTGACGGGATAGAAGATGCTGTTGTTTTAGATAAACATGAAATCTATCTTGTTGAAAGTTCAAATAGTATTTATGCTGATATTGAAAAAGATGGCGGCGGCGATTTACGTGTACAATTCAATGGGGTTATATATAACTTTGATTGTACTACCGGCGCAGGGGTTAATGGCAGGGCTAGGATTCAATTAGTAAGCGGTGTATCTTCAAGTTTTCCAATTAAAAATTATGTTTATATAGAATTATCATTTGGGTCTCCTGTATTAGCAATTTCAACCACAAGACCACCAAATACTGGCGTTGCAGTTTTAGCCTATGTTTTAATACCAGATGCAATTACGTTTGTAAATGAAGGGCCATACGTTTTTCAAAGATATACGAATTCCATTGTAAATTTCAATATCGGACAAATTCCGCGTATTATGGACAGAATACGCAGGCATGGAGCGACTTATGATTCAGGCATCAATGTAGCTGTTCCTATAACATCGAATCCAAGTTCACCAGACAATGTAAATATTACAACAACGCTTGGAAAAGTGCTGCAATTTCATGAACAAACATTTCCTGCAAAATCCGCAAGTGTTAACGGGATTTTTGTTGCAAATGACCCCGTACAAAAGTATAAAAAAATAACTGATTTGAATCAGGTGTTATATGATGCTAACAACGTATCCGCAAGCGGTAAAAGATTGAACTATATTTTATGGGGTTCAGTAAATAAAAATACTTCTGATTGCAAGTTATTTTTGAATCTTCCGTCAAGCTCATATACAAATGATGCTTTGGCTATAAATGACTCTGATAATACTGCATTTTCTTCATTTCCGAGTGATTTCAGGCAAACAGGATTCCTTATTGCGCGTATAACAATAAAACACACAGTTCAAGCATCTGGAACATGGGTAGTTTTAGCAATCAATGATTTACGCGGCGCTGTTCCAGGAAATTTTCTTGGCGCGACAGCAATAACGCAAATATTTGATGATGATGTTTTCAGACTGACAGATAACTTAGACCCATCAAGGAATTTAGCATTTCAACTTGACAACATATCTACAGGACAAACCCGCACTGTTACTATACCTGATAAAGATGGTATTTTGACAATGGATTCTGATTATGTTCGGTACAATACAAAACTTTCAATCACAGGGGCATTGC